ACCCGCGGTTGCCCTGCGGTGCTACGCGTGCCTGCTCAATCACATGCCCACGATACCACGGCGGGCGGTCGCCGATAATCGTGATTTTGCATGGCCCGTCATAGTTGGCTTCTACGGATCGGATCGACCAACGGAGTTCATCTGCGGAGGCTCCTGCGTGCCAGTAGGGCCAAACGAATTGGAGGGTGTCATCGCGGCGCTTGAATGACGTGCAGCCGCCACAGGAGCGGGGTTGCGGGCGGTATTGGCCGGCGGTTTGTTGTGCGATGAGGAGGCGTTCGGTTTGGGCGAAAAAATCGGGCTCACGGATGAAGGGGCAGTAGCCACAGATTTCCAGCGAGACTGTTCCAGTGTGGCAAAGGTCTTTGGTGTTTGTGCAGACGCAACGGCCGTCTTTGATGTTGCCGCGGTATATGCAGGGCTTCATGCGGCCACCGGAGTAACTGTGAGAAATTCAGGTAAGCCAGGATCGATTCCGCCGAATGCTGATTGCTTGCATGGTGCCCCATACCATGTGTTGAACGGCGGGTAAAAAAATGTGTTTGCCCAGCGCTTTTGAATATTCGGGGCTGTCGGGTGGTTTAGGCGGAACGTCATCTGTTGCAGACAACGAACGCCAGTAACTCGCCAGTTTTCACCGTTTGGTGGTACATAGTAGTAAATGGCGTAGAACGCGCTGGGGTTGCTCCAAAGTCCGCCGCCGAACAGTCTGACTGTTTGCTCATATCGAACAATAACAGCAGGGTCGTCAATCCCTGTGAGCCCAAGAATTTTGGCGCTGGGAATTGCGATTGTGAAACGCGGCGCAATTACGCCATTTGAAATGACGGTATCACATCCTCTCTGTGGGTTGAATGGCGATGCTGTAAAATCCATGCGGCTTGATAATGCTGGAACATCAGACACCCAAACACAGTTCGTCTCAAAAACAAACTGCGGCCTTCCGACGCTTATTCGCTTGCATCGCGCGGTCTTTACTGCGTTGTATTGCCCACAGCATTCACGATTTGCGTACAGCCCAGCCATCGGCTCGCCGTTGTAGTTCCACGCCACCTCATAGGCTGTCGGTGCCACGAGGTCGCGGCAGGCTGTGCAGTTGTTGACAGGATCGTTATATGGCGGTCGATACCCGCTCGCCTGTGAATCAGAGATGCTGGTGCTGCCAAGGAAGCTGCCGCTGACACTGAAACGACTGTCAAGCGTTGAGACTGAAATGCTTTCCTCTTTGCAATGACAACCACAGCCCATGAACATTAGACACTCCTCGGATCAACGCCGATTGAATCCGACGCGGGCGGAATACTCGGGTCACTTCCTGCCGATGAAATGCTTTGGGAGTCTGGTGCACAGTCGCCCGAGTATGGCTGCCACTCGCCGTCTATCCACTCGATCTTGATGTAGGTGTCTGCGTCTATGCTGATGTTTTGGAAACGGTTGTAGACGGTCACTTCGGTGTTCGTCAGTTCCAGATTTCCGGCTGCGTTTTTGCGAAGCAGGCGAGCACGGGCGGTTGATGGGTCGGCAAGTGTGTCTTCGGCTGCGTAGAGGTCTTGGAGGAGGTAGGCTTGTCGGTTGCGTTGGCCGATGATGCCACGAGTTCGGCTGCCGACAGTGTTTTTAGCCTCTGCCAAATAGTCTTTGCAGACTCGGCGAATGAGTGCCAATGCGTCTGAGCCGAGTAGGTAGCCGCTCATGTTAGTGGCAGACTGCTAAAGGCGCGTTGTTTGTACACGTTGAACACCCGAAACACGGCGTTTGCCGGTGATGGATTTTCGAGCACATCTCCGTTTCCGTCAAGCAAAATCGGCAATTTTGGATCCGTGCCGTCATCCAGTATTGCTTGTTCACGTTTTGTCGGATCGACTGCTTGTTTTTTTGTGTATCCAGCATCCAAAAGCCTGAGCGTCCAGCCATCTCGCTGCAATGCCATTGTAAACCGCACCGTGCGGAACGCTGTGCCGTTGCGTTCTTCGTTTGGACCGACGGTAACTTTTTGCATCTTTGCGCAGCCAATGGCAATAGTAATACCATCGACCGTGAACTGATCCGAATTGACAGCGTCTTGATAGTCCAGAATCCACGACGGAACAACTGCCAGATTTTTCTCGACGGTCACAACACGGCGGCTGTCGTCAATGCTTGCCGGTGGGTCAAAAAACTCCCCTGCAGAGTTTGTGATGCCGTCGCCATTTCGATCTTCAACAGCCACTCGCTGAAATTGCTCGCTGTCCCATGTAATGCGGGCCACGTCACTGGTTGGCGTTGTGCTTAACTGTCTTTCGCTTGAATACGATGCAGTCACTTCCCAAATACGCCAGCCGCGGACACAGCGCACTCGCAAATCCGTGCAATATGCCGTGCCGTCTCCGGGGTGTGTGTTGCCGATAATCGGCAGACTGGCGTTGCTGCCGACGTTTGCTGCGTTATCTGTGCGGGCTGATGTCGTCAGCCTAAATCCGCGCTCATATGTACGAATCCCCTTGCTGTTCGTTGCCGTGCGGGCTTCGGCAAGTTCACCGACGTAACTAACCGTCATACGAGAGCCTCCACCACCTGAAATTCTGCGGCGGGTTTTTCAATGATTGCGTCCAGTTTATTGCCGAGGTTGGCGTTCATTTTGTTGACGGCGTTGACTTGTGGGTCGCCACTGCGGTTCATTGCTTGCACGATTGCGGAATATGCCTGAGCGCTGCCTTGTTCCATTGCTGCTGTCAACTTTGGCTCCACTGGTAGCGATTGCACTAAATTGTCGGCCGGGGGTTTTGGCATTTCAGGCGTTGGCGGCTTCGGTGGCGGCGGCGGCTCTGGCATGAATGCTTGCATTAACTTATCCACTAAATCATTTGCTGCGGGGCCAAGTTCAGGCGCCTTAAATTCTGGCATTGGTAGCGTCTGCTGCATTGTGGCTGGCCCGATTTGCAATATTTCATCCGATAACCCAAGGTAATATGCAATGTTTTCGCCCATTTGTCTGCTGGACACTTCCAGTTCGGCGAGCATGTTGCTGACTTCAATACCAATATTTTCAGCCATAATCTTCGCCGCATCAATTACATAATCAAATGAGGCTTTGGCATAATCACGTAACGTTTCCCACATTGTTTCAAACGTTAAACCCAAATTTTCCGCAAGCACTCCAAGCACTTTGCCGATAGTAACCATTTCTGGCCCAAACGATAATGCCCAATCCAGCAACTGATTGGCTATTGGCAGCAAGGCTGTTCCGATCGTCACTCCGAGTTGCTTTACATTATCCACAAACGTCGAAAACTTGCCGGCCGTGGTTCCGCTTAATTGTTCCATCAACCCGTTAAATTGCCCACCGTCTGCCGTCATTGATTGAAACGCGGTCTGCAACTGCGGAAATCCAACTTTGCCGGCCTCGACCAGCTTTTTTACTTCTGACTCTGCGACACCCATGGTTGACGCGAGCGCGGAAATAACAGGAATGCCGCGGCCTGTCAGTTGGTTGATATCCTCGCCAAATAACCGGCCCTGCACTTGTGCTTTACCGTAGATTTCCGCCAATTCACCAAGTGGCATGCCAACACCTGCGGCCACATCGCCCAGCATTCGCAGTGTCCCCACTGCTTGCTCTGCCGGCGTCCCAAAGGCCACCAGCGATCGAGCAGCCTCTGCGATTTCGCCAGACTCAAATGGTGTTTCTGCAGCAAACGTGCGAATGTCAGACATCAGCGCCGCGGCCGTTTCGGCGGATCCAGTCAGCACGCGAAACTGCACGCCCAGCGTTTCCACATCAGCAGCCATTTTAACCAGTCCGCCAACGCCAGCGGCGCCGCCAAACCCAGCCATCATGCCTTTGAATGACATCATACGGCTTAGCGCACCACTTACCATACTGCCGGTTGATCGCGCCCACCCGCTGAGCATTCCAGTGGCCCGAGCCAACCCACTGCTAAGCATGGCAGTATTCGCCGCCAAATTTACAACAAGATCACCCAACGCGGCCAAAGGATGCTCCAATCATTTGCAGCGCGAATGCGACAGCGTCAGCACTTGCGGCAGGCGGTTCAGGATTGTCTTTCCAATACGCAAAATCGTTCGGTGTCAGCTTGTCGCCTGTTGTTGATTTCACACCAACAGCATTCGCTACAACAGCCGCCAGCATTGCCAGAATGTCGGCGGCACCACGTCCGCCAATGGGCTCAACGCGGTCCTTTGCCTGCCATTCCATAAATTGCTGTGGCGTCATATTGTCCAGCATCCCGTCAACGTCGGTTGTGTGTGCGACATGCTCAGCCAGACGCAGGGCCGTCATCCTCCCTGCGTCGTGTCGGAGTTTTTTTCGATGGTTTTCAGGTCAGCCTCACGAGCACCGGACAACTCCAGTGCCTTATTGACGATTCGCTCGACAATCGCGGCCGATGTGCTGCCAATGGTGTCAAAATCCGCTCGCGTGAAAATTGGCGTGCCGTCGTCATTGCGGCAGCATTTGAGCACCAGCCGCTCACGCACAAACTTGACGTTTGCGTTTGGTTTGCCGTCCGGTCCCTGCTGCTCGCTCTGAAACTGAGTCCATTCCCGAGCGGTCATCGGCCACACTGGCACCACAACGCCTTCACCAAGTTCCGGCAATGGCACATCGACAGGTTTCGGCCGCGGCGCCGTCCGCAGCAGTTCAGGTGTTAATATCGTTCGCGTCATTATCATTGCCTCCAGTCAAAGCCATTTGCATTTTGTCTTGTGCGGCTTGTGCTGCGTCGATTTGTTCGGGACTCATGCCGCACGCCACGCGGCATTCATCATCGATCGGCACAGCTTCGCCGTTTTTGACCAATCGCACACAATCCGTTTCCGGGTGTTCGTGCTGGTCAATTAAAGTGCCGGCAGCCACGCGCCGCCGGCCATTGATCAGCGTGATAAGCGGACTTTGCCACGAATCGGCAACGTGCAAATCACGGGTCGTTTTGCATTTCATGGATCACCTACGTGGGGAAGGTTGGGATGCCGTCGAGCTTCAGTGTGACAGACGCCCGCAAACCATCGGCGGCTTCGCCAGTCAACTCAAACCCGATACCCGAGGACACGAACGTCAATTCCGTGCTGGCCGTGTTTGGGAAAATCATCTTCCAGTTTTTGTCGTTTGGCAGTCCGTTGGTTGTCAGGTGCCCGGCGGTAATCAAGTCCGTCAGATCCTGATGCCCAGCCAGTGCAGGATCCCACAGCAGATCAAGCGTAACACTACCGCCCTCGGCGTATCCTGTGGGATCGTATGGAATGCCCACCGAGCCGTCCAGTGTTCGTGATTCGTAGGTTTCGGTTTCAGTGCCACTGACTGAAAAGCCAGTAACCTGTGCAATTGCGGCGTATGTCGTGCCGCTGGTGTTCAACTGAATGATCGTGTTTTTGACGGGCAGTTTTGCCATTGGCTTTCACTCCTTATGGACTGTACTGGAAATCGTAATCAAGGGTAATTACGTGCACGCCGTTATCTGAGCCATCGGCTGCGGGCTCGTAGTCGTGAGTCTCGTCGTTGAAAATTGCTGCTCTAACGGTAAACGTGCCGGCTGCTCCGCTGTAATCTGTCAGCCTAGTTTTTACCGCTTCGGCCAGTGATTGCGCCTCCGGAAACGTGCGGCCCTTGCAATCAATGTCTACGACGATGCCGCGAAGATTGCTGGTGGTGCTATCAAGTGACAAATACTCTTCGCTGCTCAACTGGCTCAAAATTAAATAGGGCACAGCCGCCCGCTGCGGCGCCTTGTTGATGTAAATGCGGGCACCAACAATCGCGGCAATAGCCGGAGTGTTTACGAGTAAATTCAAAATGCCGCCAATCATTTGCGCCGCCCTTTTTTTGCTGCCTGCTTTGCCTCGCGTTTGATGCCCACAGCCACCCATGTGCGGATAATGGTTTTCATGCCGCCTGCTGCACGAGAAACAATTACATCAATGGGTTGTGACTGTGCAGGCATTTCGCCGCGATTGGCTTTCATTTTGCCCGTATCGATGCGCGTCGCCTTGCCCTTCCATCCGCGTCGGCCACGCCTGCCACCAACTCGCTTGCGTTTGGTGCCTGTGTATCGAATATCAGTGCCCAAAAACCACCAATGCACGTTGCGTGCGTCGATACCAACGCCGGCCCTGCCTTTGCGTTCTTTTTGTGTTGTGGCACGGCTGCGGCCAACGCCTGCGCCCACCTTTGCTCCGGGCTCGCCCTTATTGAATCGCTTTTTCTTCGCACGCCAGCCGATTGCCCTCCGCACGCTTTTGTACCGGCCGGGCACCGATGCTTTGACCTGCTTTGCGGCGTACTGTGCCGCCTTGTTGATTGCCGGCTGGATTGCCTTGTACGGCACATCGTCTGCCATTAATCGCAGGCTGGCGATAATTTGCGCAAGACCAGACACTGTCGGCATTGCCTTCATGTTGTCCGCCTCCTGCACTGAAACTCTACAATATCATCAGCCAAATCCACGTTGACAACGCTGAGAATCTCGTAAATCGTGCCGTCGTAATTTATTCGCATTGCAGGCGTGGCCTGCTCAAGTGCCCGCGTCCAGGGGCAGCGAAAGACGGTGTCCACGGTCGATTCCACCTGTTGTACCTTCCAGAATTCTCGCCCACCTCTGGTTTGCGCGGTCGCCCATGCTGTCGTGTATGTGGTCCAGTTTGCATCGGTGTTGCCGTCAATGTGGCCAGCCAAATCCGCGGTGCCAGCCAATCGCTGCACGATGATTTTTTTGTCTGGTCGCAAGCGGCACGCGGCTTTCATGTCCACACCTTGTGATATGCGGTCCATTGCAGCGAAGAAATCAGCCTGTGATATGCTGCCAAATCATGCGAGCAGCCTTCCCAGTTCACGCGACACCATTCCACGATTGCTAGTTTTGCCACGCGCGGCACTGCCGTTGCGGCGCCGTATCCGGCGAGCATCGTGATTTGCACTTTGTTCGGCCTGTACTCCTCAGTGTTTGGCCATTGCTGCGATTGTTTCAACACCAACTCCGGCGGCGTGCTCGTGAGATTGGTGTAGTATTTTGCCGCGTCATAGGTCTGCAGAGCGTCGTCCTGATCGTAGTATTTGACATGCGTAATTGACTGAATCGGAGCCAATCGAATCTCAATCGGTCCTGTCAGGCTGGCAAAATCTTCGATATCCATTCGGACGGTTTGTGTGATCAGCTTGCGGTATGTGTCCGATTCCACTTGCTCGCGGCCGGCCTTCAGCAAATCCAGCAGTTCATTGTCAAAATCACAGCCACCGATTCTCAGCCGCGTTTTGAGTTCGTCGAGCGTAATCGGTTCTGCAGTGGGGGCTGATGTAACTGTGAACGTGGGGCTGGGTCTGGGCTGGGCTTTGGGGCGGAATCCTGTGAGACCGTAAACCATTTTGCGTATCCCCTTGCAACAAGAATTTCATCCAGCCCTTTGCCGAGGCTTGTCACCGTGTTTTTTGCGTGCGATCTGTACTCGCGAAGCATGACAATCATAGCCCGTTGTCCTTTCGCCATTCGTGCACGTAGACATGCTGCGGTTGCAGGTTATCGTCGAACACGGCGACCATTTCTTCGAGGTGCCCGATGCGGCATGTTGGTGCCACGTAAATGGTTTTGCCGGCCTTACGCCAGACGTGCCAAAAGTAGATGTCGTCGTCAAGGCGGTCGTCATTCCAGACGCCACCATTGCCGGGCTCGGAATGAAACCACGGCTTCGGTAAATCTGCAAACGCTTTCACGCGCAGTAGGGTCAGCCCAAAATGGGCGGTTGTAACTTTGATCGGTAGGCCACCAACTTGCACCGCCTGCTCTTTGTTTGCCCCAACAGTCATTAGTGGGTATTTACCGCCACGTCGGCATTGCAGGGCAGCCATGGCGTCAGCATCGGGTGTTTGGGCAAATACGTCACACAGGTGCTGCAGTTGTTTGGTCGTAAACAGGCTGTCAGAGTCAATCGACAGAATCCAATCGATGCCCTTTTCCACAGCGTGTTCGAACATTCGCTGCATACACTGGCCCCAAAACACTCCCTGCGAGCAGTGCAGGTCGATCTTAAGCGGCTTAAGCGCTCCCTCAATAATGTTGCGGGCAGCAACTGCTTCGTACCGTGGGTGGGTGATGTAGGCGCCCACCTTGACGCTGATTTGCCGCGGCTTTGCCGGCACGGCAGCGGCTGGTTTCGTTGCCTTACGGTTTAGGCTGACAAAATGACTGCTGCAGTCATTGTCGGTCGATTGCCATTCCTGAATCGCTATCATGCCGGCAGCCTCCAGCATCGCATCCAGCCGCTCACCGTCGTAGGCTGCTTTGTGAATGTCGTGCTCATCGGTTTGACCGCCCATCAGATAAAACAAACGCTTGCCATCATCGGCTGCCAGACACTTATCCACGTCTGGCACTGCAATCCACAATGTGCCACCCGGCTTCAAGGCTCGCACCCAGTCTGCCAGTGCCTTTGCGCCGTCAGCAAATGTCAAATGCTCCAGCACATGACTGGCTCGTATTTCGTCGATTGATTCATCTGGCACATCGAGCGGAAAGCAGGGCTTTCCGTGTTTGATGTCCCAGTTGTTCCAGCCTTGCAATGGATGCTGCCCGCATCCTAAATTGAGTCTCATACTGCCTCCAAAAAGCGGGGCTGCCGTTTGCCAGCGACAGCCCCTGCTCGACTAGATAAACACAACAGCGTCTGCAACGTCGGTCGTGCCACTCGGAGCGTTTTCAAGGTCGCTCAGAGTTGCGATTGCCGCCAATGTGACATTGTCGTTAGTTGTGGTGGCGGTAGTGACTGCCAGCCGCAGATAACGCTTGCGGCCACGCAGGTCCACCCCATAATGCAACTCGCGAGCGGCTGTCAAATCTTCTGCGCTGCGTGTAGACAGCGTTGAAAAATTGGTGACAACCGTGTCATCCGATTCGCTGAGCACCAGCGTAGGCCCAACGGCGTTGGTGTTGATTTCGGATGCAAACGCAACGCGGATCGTGGCGTAGTTTGCGCCCTTTGTGTCGAGGTTTGCTGTGGTCGTTGCTGAATTCGTCATGGATCGCGGCGAAATCAGCAGGCTGTCGTTTACTGCTCGTTGATGCAACATATTTGAAACTCCAAAGGAGGGTTTGCCAAAAGGCGGGCCGACTCACAACGAATCGGCCGCGGTCATGTCACCGAATCAGCTGCCAGCAGTTTCAAGGCCGACAATCGGGCCGGCGACGCTGTTGGTGCCGTAGTCGTGAACGACAATGTCAAATCGCTCAGTGCCACGCACGCCAATCTGATCGCGTTCCCACATTGACTGGCCGCCAACTGTAGCTTCGGTGCTGAACGCGATGGACTCGCCACCACGGGCGCCGAATTTCGCGCCGAGGTTGAACGCACCGAACACAACCGGGATCTGACTGTTGGCTTCGGTTGACGGAAATACCTGCGACGTGATGACGGGGTAGCCGAGGAAAACACTGCGGCGGATGCCGCCAACGATTTCTGACGGCAACACACCGCCGGCAGCGTAAGCCAACTTTTGCATGACGCTGTGTTCAAACGTCTTGTGGCAGATCCACGCGGCGCCGGGAACGTCAGCGTAGGCTGGCAGCCCGCCAATAACCTTGTTGAAATCAGCCAGTGTCAATTCCGACCATGCGTTTCCGCTGCCAAGAATCAACCCCGGAGCGGTGCCTGCGGTCAACTCATCGAGGCGAGTGCGAACGCCAGTGATGCCACCGTAGGTGCTGGTGCCGTCACCATTGAATGCGCACTCGTCTTCCTTGTTGGCAAATGCGTAGGCAATTTCACCAATCAAACGATCGGCCAGCCCGAGCACGTTGTCAGCGTTGAGTTCGTTGCTCATTCGAGCGAGCACCATCAGCTTTTTGGCAACCAGCGTGATCTGGTCAAACGTCATGTTCGACTCAGTGCCGGCAGCGTTTTCGCTGACGAAATACGCCGTCAATCCAGACTGCTGCCGCGGCATGGTTTTGGTGTCGCTGGCCATCTGTTCAACGCTGAACACCTGGCGGGCAACGCCATAGCGCTCACGCAACAGAATGAGGTCGCGGCTGAATTCGTCCGGAACCAGATAGCCGGCGCCTGTCGTGTCTGCGCCGCCTTCGCCGTGCGAAATGTTCCACAGACCAGCGTCGCGACAAAATGTTTCGGCGGCGACATTGCGGTACGGAATCGATCCGGTCGCCGAAATCTGAGCCAAGGCCCACATTCCAAAACGGTATGCGCGGACTTCTGCCGGCACTTCGTCATCTGCGATGAAGTTTTTGAGCGGCACGCGGCGGACATTGCGCGGAATCCGGAATTGGGATTCGCCGGATGCGTGCAAACCTGCGGCGATGCCACCGGCGTTGACGATCTGACGGATGGTGCGATTGTCCGGCTGATTGCGCAACGCGGTCAGTCGGGCTGCCATCTCGTCAGCTTTTTGCTGCCGCTCATTGATTGCGTCGATTTGTGCCTGCAGCGTTTCAGCATCGGCAATGAAAACTTCCGCCTGCTGCTGCTGTTCGGCGGTGATCGGGGTGTCGTCGCTTGCGGTTGCAAGAATTTGCTGGGCTTGATCCAGCTTTGCGGACTTCTGTGCCCGCAATTCATTGAGGTTAGCCATGTTTGCTC